CGGATCTCCGATGACCGCGCCGAGGAGCTGCGGTTGCTGCGCCGCTACGGCTACATCGTCTAGCCGCATAAGACGTCCCCTGCCGCGAGGGCGGGGCGATTGGAAGGAGTCGGCCGCGATGGCTGACGAGGAGAACAGCACCACCAGCGACGTCTCCGAGGAGACCGGGTCCGCGACGGATGCCGGGCAGCAGGAGGACGTCACTGCGAACCTCAGCGACGCCGGTAAGAGGGCGCTCACCGAGGAACGCAAGGCGCGGGCCGCTGCTGAGAGGCAGGCGAAGGTCGCACAGAAGCAGCTTGACGATCTGTCGAAGAAGCTGCAGGCCTTCGAGGACCGCGACAAGACCGAGGCACAGAAGCTTGCCGAGCGGGCGACGGCTGCGGAGAAGCAGGCCGCGGACGCGCAGGCGGAGCTGATGCGGTACCGGGTCGCGGCCGACAAGAAGCTCCCCGCCGAGCTGGCCGTCCGGCTCCGGGGTTCGACGCCGGAGGAGATGGCCGCGGACGCGGACGAGCTGCTGTCTCTGCTCAACGCGCAGCAGCAGCGGCAGACGCCCAACTACGACGGCGGGGTGCGGCAGTCCGCCCGCCCCGCTTCGATGAACGACCTGATCCGGCAGACCGCCGGTCGGGGCTGACTGACCCCCGGCACGGCACGGTCCGGCCGGTATCTCTGAAGGAGGAGGCCGGACCATGGCCTACAACAACCTGACCTCGCGGACCGACGCGCAGGCGCTCATCCCGGAAGAGGTCTCCAACGAGATGCTCGGCAAGGCGACCGAGCAGTCCGCGGTGCTTCAGCTGTTCCGGCGGGTGCCGGTCCAGGCGGGGCAGGTCCGCTTCCCGGTGCTGTCGGCGCTGCCGATGGCGTACTGGGTCACTGGTGACACGGGTCTGAAGCAGACGACCGAGGTCAACTGGACGAACAAGTACCTCAACATCGAAGAGATCGCGACGATCATGCCGGTGCCGGACAACGTCCTGGCCGACGTCGACGCGAACATCTGGGACACGGCGATGCCGCTGCTGGTGGAGGCGTTCGGACGCGTCCTGGACACCGCCGTGTTCTTCGGCACCAACGCACCCGCCTCGTTCCCGACGAACATCCTGTCCGCCGCCGCGGCGGCCGGGAACGCTGTCAACGAAGGCTCCACCGCCACGCAGGGCGGCTTCTTCGGCGACATCGACAAGCTGTACGGCGTTGTCGAGGATGACGGCTTCGACGTCACCGGCTTCGTCGCCGCCACCAGCGCGAAGGCGAAGCTGCGCGCCGCCCGCGACAGCCAGGGGCGCAAGCTCGACGACGGTCGCGTCTCCGGCAGCCTCGACTCCATCGACGGCTTCCCCGTCATGTATCCGATGCGCGGCCTGTTCCCGGTCGCCGGTGGGGCCGGCGTCGACGGCGTGCGCCTGTTCGGCGGCGACTGGAACCAGTTCATCGTCGGCGTCCGCCAGGACATCACGATGAAGGTGCTGGACCAGGCCGTCATCACCGACAACACCGGCGCGATCGTCTACAACCTGCCGCAGCAGGACATGACCGCCATCCGCCTCACGTTCCGGGTGGGCTGGCAGGTCGCGAACACCCTGAACAACGACCGGCCGACCGAGGCCGACCGCTACCCGGTGGGCGTCCTGAAGACCGTCGGCGCCTGACCGAACCCGCACACGCCGCCCTGACGCCGCCCGGGTGTCGGGGCTTTGTTATGGGAGGTATCGGCCGTGGCCGAGTCCAAGAGCACGAGCAACAGGCAGTCCAAGACGGCACAGGAGACACCGGACGACGGCGTCGCCCAGGCGATCCAGAAGGCGACCGACGAGGCCGAAGAGCAGGGCTACTTCGGCACCGCTGTCGACCCGACGCCGAACGAGAACTACACCCTGAAGGGCGTCACTTCAGGCGCGCCGACGCCGGAATCGCACCCGGAGTACGCCCGCGAGGTGCGGCACAAGCTCGACGACGACGCGCGCCAGCGCTGATCGGAGGAGGTGGCTGCCGTGGCTGTGCTTCCCTCGCTGGCGACGGTGGCCGACCTTGCCACCCTGCTCGGCCGCACGTTCACCCCGGCGCAGGAAGCGCAGGCGCAGGCCCTGCTGGACCAAGCGTCCTCCGTGGTCCGCGCCTACGTCAGGCAGGACATCAGCCGGGCTACGACGACAGACACGTTCACGATGCGTCGCGCGGATCCGGTGCTGCACCGGTGCGCGGGTGCGGTGACGCTGCCGCAGCGCCCGATCGTAGAGATCGACACGGTCCTCATCAACGACGTGGCCACGGCGGACTGGTGGCAGGACGGCAACGACCTGCTGCTGCGGTCCTGGACATGGGACCAGCCACCGGCCGCGCATCGGCCACCGCAGGTCACGGTCACCTACACGCACGGCTGGGACCCTGTCCCCGCCGACATTCAGGCGATCGTGATGCAGGCCGCGAACCGGGTCATCGTCAACCCTTCCGGGATTCGCTCGGAGACGGTGGGCGGCGAGTCCGTCACCTACCTGATCCCCGCGGTCGGTGAATACCTCGGCGTGCTGCTCTCCCGTACCGAGCAGAAAGTGCTGGACCGGTACCGGCGCACCGCCGGCACGGTGAACCTGCGGAGCCGCTGATGCTGTACGAGCAGGACATCGTCATCATTCGGTCGGCGAAGGTAGAGGACGAGTACGGCAACGAGCGCGACGACTGGGGAGATGCGGCGATCCGAATCCCGGTGTCAGGGGTGAACGTGCAGCCGAACGGCGGTTCGACGGAGGACACCGAGGACAAGCAGGTCACGGTGACGGGCTGGCGCCTGTACACGCCACGCGGCATGGACGTGGACCTGCGGGAGACCGACCGGGTCGCGGCGTGGGGCACGACGATGCAGGTCGTCGGCAAGGTGGCCCGCTGGCCGGCACCGGGCGGGGGCGTGCACCACGTAGAAGCAGATCTGCAGGAGGTGGCGTGATGGCTGCCGGCCGCTTCCGGTACGTCCCGAACCCGCGGATGTTCCAAGAGCTGGCCCGCTCGCCGGGTATGCGGGACGCGCTGGCGGATCCCGCTCAGCGGGGTGCGGCGGTGACGCGGGCGATCGCCCCGAAGTACACCGGACCAACGTACAACCCGACCATCTCACGGCACGGCGAGTACGCGGAGAGCGTGTACTCGGCGGTGACGATGCGGCCGAACGGCTGGCGTGCCGAGTTCGGGGCCACGGCCCCGTGGACGCTGCAGGTGGAGTTCGGGACGGGCCGTCCCGCCACGTCGCGCGACCGGCCGCAGACGGGTTGGTCTCCAAAGGCCCGTCCGCTCGGACGAGCCCTGGACTCTTTGAGGAGTACCTGATGCCCCGGATCAAGCTCGCCAACTGGTACGGGGACAAGGCCCCGGGCGAGGAGCTCGACGTCGACGACGTGATGCTGAAGGCGCTACGCCGCGACGGAATGGTCGCCGAGGTCGTAGAGGAGCAGCCGGCGCAGGTGGCCGGCCAGCAGCCTGAGCCGACGGCGGAGACCGCAGCCCCCGAGGCGGAAGCCGCTCAGCAGGGCCGCAGGAAGCGGTGAGCGGGGGCCTGCAGGCGGTGGCCATGCCGGACGCCGAGCAGGTCGCCGTGAGATACCTGAAGCCGCTTCTGCCAGCGGGCACGATCGTCGGAACGGAGTGGCCCGTCGGCTGGGAGTCGAAGCTGGTCGCTGGGATCGTGTCGGTGACGCTGGGCGGGGGCGGCTCCCGGCAGAAGCCGGTGACGGCGGACCGCACCCTCGACATCGACATCCTCGGCGCGACGAAGAAGCAAGCCAGCGACCTGGCCGCCCTCGTGTCGGCGCACCTGATGGCCGCGCAGGGAACCAAGCAGCCGGGCGCCCGGATCTACGGCGTCGACGAGACGTCCCTGATCTGGCTGCCGTACAAGCCGTCCGCTGAGACGGACGCGATCCCCCGCTACGTGCTCGTGATGAGCATGGTGGTCCGCCCCGCGTAGCGGCACCCAACCCGCACTCCCATTTCCCTTTCACCCGTCGGCGTTCTAGCCGTGCGGGTCCTCGCTATGCCTGGAGGCAACCCGATGGCGAACGACGGCGACAACGTCCGCGTGGGCTTGAACGGCTCCATCTACATCGCCCCGAAGGGGACGACCGCGCCGACCGATCTGACCACGGCCTGGCCGGCAGGCTGGGTGGACCTCGGCTACCTGTCCGACGACGGCGTGGAAATGTCGTACTCGACGGAGACCGAGGACATCAACGCCTGGCAGTCCCTGTCTCCGGTGCGGAAGGTCCTGACCGGCGTCGACATGACACTCGCGTTCACCGCGATCGAGCTGAAGACCGCGACGATGACGCTCTACTTCCCGAGCGCCACCATGACGGACGTCTCGGGCACCGTCCACAAGCTCAGCATTCCGGCGGCGCCGGAGCCGGACGAGCGGGCGATCGGCCTGGAGTGGATCGACGGCGACATCACCAACCGGCTGATCATCGCCCGCGGCGAGGTCACCGACCGCGAGGCCATCACCTTCGCCCGCTCCGGTGCGGTCGGCCTCGGCATGACCGTGTCCGCCTACGCCGACACCGCCCCCGAGATCGCCGTCTGGCTGTCCAACGACCCGGCCTGGTCCGCGGCGTAACCCCCTGCCCCTGGCAGGCGTGCCATGCGGGTCGCGCCTGCCAGGCCTCAACCCGCTACACCCGCGAGGAGAACCATGCCCAGCAAGACCGCCGGCCGAGAGGTCGTCGACCTTACGTCGCTCGCCCAGCAGCGCCGCGACGCTCTGCCCGAGCCGACCACGTTCAACCTGTTCGACGTCGAGTTCACCCTGCCGCCGATCAAGAGCCTGCCGTTCGAACTGCAGGAGCGGGTCGGCGACCTCGACAACACCGTCGAGGTGCTGAAAGACCTCCTCGGCCGCGACAAGGTCCAGCAAATGTACGCCGCAGGCTTCACGTTCGGCGACCTGGAGCTGATCGCCCAGGAGTGGCAGAAGCGATCCGGTGTCGAGCCGGGGGAATCGCCGGCCTCCGCCGCCTCCTAGAGGAGTACGGGGAGGCCGTCGAGTGGGACATGGCCCGCTACTGGCCGGGCCGGTCCCTGCTTGAGCTGTACCGCGGCCAGATGTCGTGGCGGGAGCTGCGCGTCTTCCTGAAGTTCCTGCCACCCGAATCGGCGACCGCGCGGGCGGTGCGCGGGTCCACGCCCGAGCAGGACGCATGGACGCTGGACCGGCAGCTGCTGGCGACGATCGCTGACGCGGTCCGCGAGAACACGTTCGCCACGGTCAAGGTGGGCGGCGATCCGAAGAAGACAGGCCGCCTGAAGCCGCCGAAGCCGATCCCGCGGCCGGGCGTCGAGGCTCCCGCGGCGAAGAGCAACGTCATCCGCTTCGGAGGCCGTCACGGCTCCGGGGC